TCAATTTTATATTTTATTCCATAAAGGGTGCAACGCGAAGTTTCATTTAATTTATTATCTTATATGCTTTATTTAATTTTTTTGCTTTTGATACTGTGTCCATTGTTCCATTTGATGTTGCACCTAATGGAATAAAAGCTAATAAAAAATCAGAATCTTCAGCTATAAAAGTATTTCTTTCAAAATAATTACCAACAAAATACTGTTTATCATACCAATCTTGTGGTTTTGCAGAATATTTATTATATATAGTGTGAGCGGGATTATATTCTTTATATTTTAACTTTTTTTCTAATGCAACTTCTTTTCCTAATGTATCTGCACCTACTGCTCCTCCACTTATAATACAAATATTTTCTACACTATACTTCATAATTAATAAATCAACAGCCTTTTCTATTTTTTTCTTATTAGTCCATCTTCTTGAACCTACTATTCCTACATTAATCATCTTTATATTCAAATTTGTCTAAATTAATATTATAATACTCCAAAAAATTCTTATGATTTAAATAATAATTTAAATTTTCTATTAATGATTGTGATTGTTTATAAGCTTCTTCACCTTTTGATTTATTACTTGATAATAAGTAGATAATGGGTAAATAACTACCATTAAACGTATCACCAACTGATATGTCTACTTTCCATATATTACCATACTTCCAATATCTTCTATCAATACATCTCATTAGAAAAAACAACCCTTCTAAATCTGTGACTTTAAAAAATATATTTAATGGGGTTTTTCCATGACCACTACAGCTTTCAGAAGTTTTAATACCTGGTAATGAATTCATAACATTACATAAATCTATAACTTCTTTATCCATATATTCATCGTAATTATACCTTTTATTAAATTCCCTCATATTTTTATTTTCCCCTTGCAATTCTGCTTCAATTAATTGTTTTATTTCTTCATTTTTTATATAATCATAATTTTTTCCACAAGATATGCATTTAATATGTGTATCATTTATTATTAAAGTCTTACAGATTCCACAACGATATCTTCTAATATTTATATGATATCGATTTTGGGAATCTATAAAATAATCATATTCATAAATAATTCCATTATTTTTATCAATATATTTTCCAGTGAGTGTTTGCGGAGAAATGTTATTTTTTAATTTCTTAATTTCTTTGTTTTTTTCTTTAAATTTCTTAATAATAAAAATTACGCCCCAAATAATAACAAAAAATATAATTAAAATTAATATTACAGGTAGAGCTGCTTCAAACGTAAACCATCCAATTAAACCAGGTAATATTAAAATCATTAAAGTAATTAAGAATTTATTAATTTTTTTCATTTTCATATTTTATAAAATCCTAAATCAAAATTTCCTTTTATGATTCTTGATATAGTAGAAAAGGAATATTCAGGATATTTTTCTTTGATTTCTTTATTTAACAATCCATCTTTTTTAAATTGTTTTATTTCATTTATTATTTCTTGTTTTATTTTTATTTTTCTCTTAGATTCTATCATTTTTTGAATCTGCATTTTAGATAGTTTTTTTCCTTTATGTGCTTCACTTTGTTTTTTCTTTGTTTCCTCTGAATGTTTTCTTCCAAATTGTTTTTGTCTTCTTTTTTCTATTGTCTCTAGTGATTGTTTAATTCCTTTATGTGATTCGCTTAATCTTTTTCGATGTTTTTTAGAAAAAGTTTTACCTTTAAAATATCCAATTTTTCCTAAGTGAGCTTTTCTTTGTTTATCAATAAAATTATTATATTTTTCTAATCCTTGTTCTTTTCCATATTTTTCTATAAATTCTTTTAAAAAGCCTTTTCCTTTTCTTGGATGTGGTTTACCTTTTTTTCCAATACTTATATTCCTTTGTGTTTTATTAGAACGTTTTAATCCTTTATTTGCGAATCGTATTTTTTCTATTGTTTCCTTTGATAGTTTTCCTCTTAATCCATGTCCACCAGTTGGACTTATATTATAACCATTTGGAATTAAAGTATTATATTTTCTAATATATTTTTCTTCTAAAATTAAATTTATAGAATGATCACACTCTTTTATAATTTCTCTTTTAAATTTTTCTTTATTATATTTTTTAATAGCTTTAATAATTAATCTTCCACTTCCTAAATAATTATCATTTATTTCACCATCATGAGATCCAACATATTGTTTTCCGTTTATTAAATTAGTAGTTATATATATAAAATTCATTTTTTATTTTATATATTCATATTAAATTTATAGATATTACTTACCACGCGCAATTTGCTCGATCTCAATTCTATATTTTATTCCGTAAATAATATTATCTATCGTTCGAATGGTATTTTCAATAAATTTTGAATGATTATCTAAAAGATCTCTCTTTTTTATAATATCATTAAGTTCAGATAATATTTGAAGTTCTTTTGTTTTTTCATTAGGAAATCTTTTCTGAGATTTATATGAATAGTAATTATATTTTTCAGACCATTGTTTTCTATATGATCTATTTATTTTTGATAAAATGGAAATAAGATAATGATGATATTCAACTCCTCTTTGTCTTTCTGTATATACATAAGTCATAAGCTCGCTTAATTCAAAAACTTTTTTCATCCGTTTAGACATTTCTTCTATTTTGTTGGACCATTTTAATCGCTCTTCAGAAATTTTTACTTCAAGAGGCGATTTTTCTTCCTTTTTTTCACTACTTTGAAAAAATTCATCAAAAAAGTTTCCTTGTGCTTGAGTCTCGCTCATTTCTCTTTATGTTTATTTTCTTTACTTTTGTTTTTTTCTTAATTGCTTTTAAAGAGATATAATAATCTGAATCTAATACTTCTTCATCAATATTAAATCTAAATTCTAATTTAGTTTTTAATCCCTTATTTTTCATCACTTAATTTACGACGTAAATTTTTATTTACATTTTTATATGGTTCATATGGTTCATATATTGTTTCCCATTTTTTAATTTCAATTAATCTTCCGGATCCTTTACATTTATCACATGTTTTAAACATAATTTTATTTTCTTCTTGCCATGAATCTTCCCCTACTCCCATACACTTATCACATATAATTATTTTTCTATCTGTATGTATAAATTCTCCCATTACCTGATTTTTATATATCTATAATATCTAAAGGATCTTTAGAAAAATAATTTAAGATATTAGGTATTTTTTTATTATTGTTTTTTGCCCAAACGAATATATCATTTATATCCCATTTTTTTCTATATGGAGCATCGAGATTATTTAAAAATTTTTCCCATAAAAAAACATCATCCCCTTTATTAATATGTTCAATAGATTTTTTAACTCCTGTTTTATCTTTATCATACAAATATTTTACAGGGAGCTCTATATTAAATTGCTTATTTGCTCCTGCGTTAGCAATTGAATTATTAATTAAAAAAGAATCGAAAGGACCCTCTAAAAGTATAATAGGTAAACTAAGATTAATTTGAAGTATTCCAAATATTTGTGAAATTATATCAACTTCCTCAGGAACTTCTTCTTTATCTATCAATTCATGTAATTTAGAAGCACTAAATGTTAGATATTTATTAAATCCCTTAAATAATCTTTTCTGGGAACCTATAATCTTTCCTGATGGTGTTAAATTTAGAATTAATAAATAGTTTTCAGATGGGTTAAAAAGAAATTTATCTGTAGTATATTGTAATCTTTTTTTTAACCATGGCCATATTGAAGATTCTTTAACTTCAATTAGATTGAAATTATTTTTAAGTTTTGATCTATCAATAGCATACTTCTCTATAGTTTCAATATCCATTAGCAACGATATATCATATCCTCTTGATGGTGTAGTGAAATTTCCAAGATTATCAGAAATGTAATTTATTACATCTAATTCTAAATCTATTTTGAAATCTTTAAAAAAATGATCTGCTCTTAAAAATACATCACAATTAAAACATTTATAAAACCCACTATGCTTTCCTGTTAAAATTATATTTCCTCTTTTTTTATGAGAACTTTGCATAGAATCCATACAAATTGGACAAGCAAAGTTTATGCGATCTCTATGAATTTTTATTTGTTGTTTTTCAAAATCATTTGGA